GTATAATCGCCTACAAAATACAGATTTACCTGACCACGAGAAGTAATTCAATAAAGGTAAAATCAAACAAATAGGTTTTATATTCATAAATCAACATTGTTTGAAATATTCTTTTATTGAAATAGTATTTCTCGTGAGGTTTATTATAAATTTGCAATTCAAACAAAATAACTCCAATAGATTATGATTATAGCAAAAATATTATTAATCTTGCTATAAATAAATTCTATGATGAATTGTTTGAAGTTAGAATTAAAAGTATACCACTAACCTAAAAAATAGAAATAATTATAGTATTTACAAATCCTTAAAAATATTTTTAAGGATATATGACCAGTTCAGTTTTTATTTAAAAATAATAAAAATATAATGTTATTTACATAAAAAAGATAACTATAAAATGATATATATAATTTTGTTCTATATATACTTTTTAACTAGATTTTAATTTTGCATATAATTCATTAATCTTACTTAATTTATCCTCTAAATTAGCAATATTAGCCTTACTTTCTTCTAATTGCACTTGTAATTTTTGTTTATCACTTTCATTCTTTTCTAATTCACTCGCAGAATTACATTCAACAGTTCTAACAGTCTGTGCAATCGGTAAAGGTTCTACAACACTTTGTAAAGGTTCTGAAACACTTTGTAAAGGTTCTGAAACACTTTGTAAAGGTTCTGAAACACTTTGTAAAGGTTCTGAAACACTTTGTAAAGGTTCTGATATTTCTTCTTTATCTGGTTCTTCATGTAAAGCACCTTTAGTGGATTTCATATATTTACCTAATGATTTTTCTCTATATACTTGATCATCAGAACCCATTTCTGAAACATCAACATCAATTGGATAATTTTTACCAACTTCTCCAACAAAGACATTATGATATTTATCGACTTTTTGTAAATGTTCTGCTTTTTCTGCGGATTCTGAATAAACATCATATAAACCACGAATTTTTAAACCCCAAACCGGCATATCTTTAAATTGTTCTTGTTTAATTTCGGGATAAGAATGCACATTTAAAATAGAACAATTAAAAAAGTCTTGACTTTTAACAACATGTCTTAATGGTTTATCCTCATCTAAATAATCTTCAGTATCATCATTAGTTTTAGTATTGACCATGTCAACTTCTGTATCCTGAACTGTTGTTTCAGTTGTTTCTTTATGTTTTCCAGTAACAATATTAGCACCTTTTAATAATGTGTCTTTGCGTTGTTTTTCTTCTTGTTCTTCTTCATAAAGACAATTTTTATATTGTTTCATAAAATTATTAAGTAAATCATTTCTATCATTAGCTTCATTAGAATTCATTTTAGATAAATCATAATAAATTGCTAACCATTTACCCATTTCACCGATAAAAATAAAACTTAATTTATCAGTTTTTTTTAATTCTTCAACACGACGAAGTGCATCATTATATTCTTCAAATCCACCTCTTACTCTAAATAATTGTGTATTATTTTTTAATTTAATGACTGAAATAACGACTAAGTTTTGTTTTTTAATACGAAGTTTAAAAGATTTATCTTCGTCCCAATTATCATTAGTTTGAGATTGTTCTTTGGTATCAGTAGTTGAACTCATTATATATGAATATATTTAATTAAATAATGTTTAAATTACTTTTTGATTTATTATAAAAAATAAAAATATGATAAATGATTAAAAAATAATTTAATTTAATGAAAAACTACAAGATGGATAATTTAAATCTAAAATATAAAATAAGACAGATGTAAATGTACAAATTAATAAAATTAATTGTCCTTTGCTTAATTCATATTCTGGATTTAATACAAATTCTAAAAATGCATATATTATAATAAAATTTATTAGAAATTTAATCATTCTAGTTAAATACAAATTTTGATAATCTAAAATATAATTATTTTCATTTATAATTTTTTTTAAATTGTTGTTAGTTTCATTATTTACAGAATCCATTATATAATATATTAGTATATAAAAAATGAATTAAAAATATATTCATGTATAAATCCATTATATTTTATTTATAAATATACCCTTAAAAATACTTTTTAATAAATATTTAAGTAATGCACTTTTAATAAAAGCCCAACTTCAAACAAATCAAACAATAGAGAATATTTATAGCAAGATTTATAATTTATTTGCTATAATCATAATCTATTGAAATAATTTTGTTTGAAATAATAATTTATTGAAATTATTTTCACGAGAAATACTTTTTCAATAAAAGAATATTACAAACAATGTTTATTTATGATTATAAAATATATTTGTTTGATTTTACTTTTAATTTACTTCTCGTGGTAAGGTATCAGGGTAAATTGTAATCATTTATACTTTTTTTTAAATTGAATTTAAAATTGTATTTTTATAATATTATAAAATATTATACATATAATATGGAAAATGTGATATTAAAACAAAAATAGAGTTTAATAAAATTCAGACACTTGGATAAAATTGCCATTTAAGATCATGACAAATACCTTTCCATATTTGGTCTTGTGTTCTAAGTTTTTGTCTAGATTTAAGTAAAGGGAAACATTTGATAAAATCATCAAGTTCCAAAAGTTGACATAATTTATGTAAAACATAAGAGTAAGACAAGAAGTTAATTCTATTAGATGGACAGTGTCTATCAAATGGTTCTTGTATTTGGTCAAACATTTTTTTTAATTTTTCTTCAGTTTCTCTGGAAATTGTTGGTGCTGGTTTTCCTGTTATTTGTGATTTAATAAATGGAATATGTTCATAATATTCATTTAATTTAAGTTTTTTTAATATTTTTTTAATACCAGAAAGGTCCATATTTTCTATATTTTTAATTCTTTGTTTTTTCAATTCTGTTTTAATTAAATTAATTATTTCTTCATCTATTTCAGTAGATTCTTTTGCTTGAAATTGACTTAACCCATTAAGTGGACTATACCTTAAGCCAGTATATTAACTAGCCCATAACCATCTAGTCTCTGAACCTTTTTCAAAATATACATTTTGAAACATGGCTGCGGATTGTTTCTACTTTATAACTTTTTACCATACCTTATGTTGTTATCATAAGCCATCATTATATTAGTTATTCTAAAATGATTTGGTATTATAAAGGTGCGAAATGTTCCCGCAATTTGGTTATGTCGCTTTAGATATTTAAAATATCTAAAACTAGCAGATACTTGTATATCTACTTTTACGAGCAGTTATTAATAAAAATTCAATAAATAAAATCCACTCGCAAAAATGATTTTTTCGTTTATAAGGAAATGTTGGTTTTTCAATCATAGGGTCTTTATAATTTGATATTTCATTTTCAACAATACATTTTTCAACATCTCCACATGTTAAACAAACATATATTCCTTCAGAATAAATTAATGCTTTATTAACAGATGGTCCACAATTAAAGCATGGTTTATTAATTTTTTTTTGTGTAGGATATCCATCTAATAATATTTTATAATCCTCAAATAAACTCGCCCTATCATATTTAGAAGTTTCTTTAGTTGTAGTTATAATTGTAGAGCTATTATTATCAACATTAGTTGTTTTATTAGTTTTATCTGTATTATTACCTTCAAGATAGTCAAAAATATTATTATTATCTCGAATAAGTGTTTCAACATTTTTAACTCGTTTTTTTGTAGTTTTTTTTTCTTTTCGTTTTAATTTAGACATTTGATTTAGAATGTCTAATTTAGATGGTTCATTAGTTTTTTTGAAAATTTCGATACCATCTAAATCCCAATCATCTTTTTTAATTTCATTATTATTAATATTTTGTATAATTTCAATATCAGAGTGTAATTCTGAAATATTATTATTAGTAATTTTTGAATTAATATTAATGTCAATATCAGAAATTGGAAGTTCAAATTGAGAATTAATATTATTAATAGAATTATTATTAATATTATTTGTAGAAACAATTTTATGTCCATCAATAATATCATAATAATTAAATAAAATTTCATGAGTTTTTTCATAATATTCTAATTCATCTTCATAATTATCAATTTTTTCAATTTCTTCTGTCAATAAATAAATTTCATCAATTAGTTTTGTTCGAATATTTATGTAATCCTTAATATCTGAATTTTTAGAATCCAAAATTTTTAAATCACTTTTTAATTTTAATAAAGTTTTTTCTTTTTTTGGAACAGTTACTCTTTTTTTGTTAATTTCACTAATAATTTTTTTGTGAGAACTATCTAAAGTATCTATGGTGCTTAGATACTTTATTTTATCAGGCTTAAACTTGAATTGAGAACTCATATATATTAGAAATAATATAGGTTCTTTTAAATGAAAAAAATTTTTAATATAGAATAAAATATAAAATAATTATTTTTGAATTAAAAAAAAAATAATTTTTTTTTTTCTAAATCTATATTATATAATAATTATGGGCGGTGGCTTAATGCAATTAGTTGCTTATGGTGCACAAGATGTGTACTTGACTGGTAATCCTCAAATTACTTTTGAATAAAGAGTTGAAAAGCAATAGGCTTGTACTATATGGATATGTACAAGATAACCCCTTAAGTTGTCCATATCATTACTTAAACGCCCGAAAGTAATGATAAAACTATTGCTAGTTAAAGATAATTAAATATTATCTTTAGCGACACTATCAAAATGCTGGAAACCCCTAAAACTTCTATTACCAAGTTAGAGTAGAAATATTCTAATGGCTAAGAGTAAAAACTTGGATATGGTAATAATATAGAAGATGTAAACTAATTTATTAGTTTTAAATGGGCAATCAGCAGCCAAGTTCTAACTTATAAAGAAAAATTGAAATATATTTTGATTAATTATCAAAATATAAAAAAATAATAATTTATATTGATAAATGGGAATAATTTACTTATTAAAAAATAAAATAAATAATAAATGCTATATTGGTCAAACTATAAGAACATTTGAAAAAAGATGGTATGAACACTGTACAAGTACAGACAAATGTAGAATACTTAATAATGCCATTACAAAATACTCACCAGAAAATTTTGAGACTTCAATAATAATTGAAGTAGAAAACGATAAATTGGACAATCTTGAAGTAGAATATATTAAACAATATAATTCTCTATATCCAAATGGATATAATATTCAAACTGGTGGTAATAAAGGTAAAAAACATTGTGAAGAAAGTCGAGAAAAAATGAGACAATCAAAATTAGGAGAAAAAAATCCCAATTTTGGAAAAGCGAGAACTGATGAAACCAAAGAAAAAATAAAACAATCCAAATTAGGAAAAAATCATCATTTTTACGGTAAAGAACTTACTTATGAACATAAATTAAATTTAAGTAAGGCTCATAAACATGACAACTTACCAATGTACATGGTATACTTAAAACCAAGACCAATTGTGTATCAGGATGAAGGATATGCAATATCAAATCATCCAAAAGGAAAAAATAAATTATTTACAAGTAAAAAAATTTCTCTTGAAGAAAAATATAAATTAGCATTTAACTATTTAAACAAGTTAAATTCTTTATAATATGAATGCAGTTCAACGACTAGATGGTAGTGGGTAAAATATATTTTTATAAAACCCAAATATAAATAAAAGAATATATTTTGCTTAAGGTATAGTCTAGCCCCCACTGGAAACTTTGGGGTACTAGCGTTTTCAAAGTAGTCTACAGACGTTATACAAACTTTGCTATTGAAACTGTAGAATTAACTCTTAATGGTACTGCCGATTTTGGCAAACGCGTTACTGTTACTATTACCCGTAATGGTGATTTAGTTACACGCATGTATTTACGTATTGAATTAGGACAAGTATCAATGAATGTCAATAACATGACTGAATTAGAACGATCCAAATATTTATTTGCTTGGGCTCGTGAAGTTGGTCACTTTATCATTGATTACATTCAATTTGAAATTGGTGGTTCTCAAATTGATAAACACTATGGTCACTGGATGGCTACATGGCATGACTTGACCAAGGATATTAACACTGAACCGGCATATGTTGCGTTAATTGGTAATGTTCCTGAATTGACTGCCTTACGATCACCAGACTCTCAAGGTAATTTTACTCAGAACTATATATTATTTGTTCCTCTTATCTTCTGGTGCAACACAAATACCGGTCTTGCTTTACCATTGATTGCTCTTCAATACCATGAAGTTCGTCTCTGGATACAATTTAACCAATTCCAAGATTTAATTGTTTACAGTAACAACTTAAACTTATCTAAATTAGGAAATGGTATTGGTGTCTTAAATGATGCTTCTCTTTTAGTTGATTATGTTTACATTGATACTGAAGAACGTCGTCGTTTTGCTCAAGTTGGTCATGAATACTTGATTAACCAACTTCAATACACTGGTGAAGAAGCAGTTGTCAACAATCCTCTCCGTGTTAAACTTGGTTTCAATCACCCCACCAAGGAATTAATTTGGGATATTAAATCTGGTGACTATATTAGCATGAATTCTCCATTCCTCTGTTACTCTAACACTGATGACTGGTCACTTGCTTTAGAATATGCTGCGGAAAACATTATTTCTGGCTCTGTCACTGTTGCAGATACATCTTTAATCCCTGTTCCTACCCCTGCTTCATTCCCTGAAGTCAATATTTCATCAGTAAACTATGATCAATGGAACACTGTTAACCCTGTTAACACCAATACCCGCAACTCATCTAAATTTGCAGTATTTACTTATCAAGCTGGTCAAGGTGTTGATGATTCAAATACTCCTTCTTATTATGCTAAGGAATTATTTGGACAATTCAACCCATCTGCAGATGCATCTAATGTTAACTTCAAGTTTAGACGCGATGTCTTAACTAATCCTGCTTTCCCCACTTACAATTTGGGCGATTATGTCACTAAATTTGCGGTTATCATTTACTACAATGTTGTTAACCAAGATGGAACTGGAAAATTAGGATCTTTGACATACCAAGTCAAACCATGGGAACAAGATGTCACAGTTCGTGATGTTTCAGTCCCTGTTGCTAATTGGACAGATAATCGTTATTCTGCCAAAGCATCAGGTAATGGATTTGCAGATATGGACATTTGGGCTAACTTACAAACTGTTACTGGTTTACTCATTAATAACAAATATAACCCTGTCAAGACTGGTCTTATCCAATTAAACGGTCATGATCGCTTTGACATGCGAGAAGGTGCATATTTCCACTTAATGCAAACTTATGATTATCACAGTTCTACACCATCAGATGGTGTTAATGTGTATTCTTTTAGTTTACACCCAGAACAACATCAACCAAGTGGTACATGCAACTTATCACGTATTGATAACACCACACTCATCTTACATTTATGGACTGATACCCCATATGCTGATCCTAGCAGAAATCCACCTGCACTCAGTATTGTTGGTCCCAGTTCCGAATGTTATATTTATGATACCAATTATAATGTATTGAGAATTATGTCAGGAATGGGCGGTTTGGCATATTCGAACTAGTCAAAATTACAATATTTTTGTGACCAACATTATATTATATTTATTATTCGCATGTAATACATTTTATTATTGATATAATATTTTGTGACCAACATTATATTATATTTATTATATTTATTATTCGCATGTAATACATTTTATTATTGATATAATATTTTGTGACCAACATTATATTATATTTATTATATTTATTATATTTATTATTCGCATGTAATACATTTTTATTTAAATAAAATTAAAATATTTTTAAATAAATTATAAAAAATTATGTATATTGTTATTTATCTATATTCTTATTTTTTCTATATTCGGCAATTTCTAAAGCTCTCTTTTTTTTATATTCTTCATTTCCATATTTTTCTCTCAATTTTTCTCTTTGTTTTTGTTTTCTAATTTTTGCTTCTTCTTTAATTTGTTCTTTTGTTTTTTTATTTAGATGTTGTATTTTACAGTTGTCATTTTCTAAAATAACATCATTGTTTAAAATTTCTTCTTTATTATTGATATCATTGTTTAATTTGATATTTTTATTTTTTTCTCTATATTTTTGCATTTTTAATTTATTTTTTTCTCGTAAATTTTGTAATTCTTCATCTGTCATATTTATTTTTATTTCATTATATATTTTTTGATGATCTAATTTATCTTGACATATAAAACGAGTTTTTATTATATTATAATGTTCAAAATGCTTTTTTTTTATTTTTTTTAATTTTTCAATAAAATAATTCAAATCATATTTATTTTTCATATAATTACATTCTCCGCAACAAGGTGCAATATTTTCTTTTGTATAACCCTTTTCATTATCTATTCTATCGATACCATTATAATGTGTATCACTTTTTTCCTTACCACATATATAACATTTTTTATTTATTAATACATCAAAATACATTTTATCTATTTCAAAACTTAAATTTTTTTTGTTTGCTCTATTTGCATATTTTGTAAAAATAATGTTAATGTGATTTGCAAAACATTCTGGAAATATATTTCCATTGATATATCCCTGATATGTTAATATATGTTCTATTCTTTTTAAGAATACATTTACTGTTAAAGTTCCTTTCATAATATTACACATTTCACAACAACTTACACAATTATCTTTAATATATCCACCATCATAATCCATCTTATCAATACCATTTAGTCCTTTTTCTTGAAGTTGACCACAATAATAACATACTTGTTTTACTATTTCTTCAAAATCATCAAATGACAATTCAAAATTTAAATTTTTCATATTAGCATCCCTAATATAATTTTTATAATGTGTATTGATATTTTCCTTCTTTTTCTCATTTGATAGTTTAACTTTATCAGGGTTTTTATTTCTCCATTTTTCGATAGTTTCTGCATTGTTTTCTAAATACTTTTCTACTCCTAACTCTTCTATTTTTCTACCCCTAAAATTTTGCCAACACATCACAACTTTATCATAATTTTCTTCTTTCCATTCTTTTTTAGATTTTTTGCGTTGTTCCCTATTATCTTTAATTCTTCCATGTATTCGACATATAATACAATTACTAACTTTTCTACTGTATTTATCAATAAAACAATGTTCTGGCATATTTTTTTTACATTTAGGATTCTTACACTGTGTTATATTATCAAATATATATAATTCGTCTTTTTTGATAGCATCCACATATCTAATAATTTTATTTATTTTATAATCATATTCCATAAAGTCTTCTGCATGTGGAAATTTTATATTTAAATTTTCAAAATTATCAATAATTTCTAAAATTAATTTTGTTGTATCTGTCATATATTCTGGAATAAAATAATGTTCTGATAGCGAATTAATTTTTTTATCTGTATTTAATTTGTATTGAACCGAAATATTAGATTTATATTCAATGTTTTTATTGTTATTTATACCTAATTCTTTTTCTAAATCCTTATTATTTTCAACTATAATAATATTATTTTTTTTGGGTTTATTTTCAAAAAATCCTAATTCTTTTTCTAAATCCTTATTATTTTCAACTATAATAATATTATTTTTTTTGGGTTTATTTTCAAAAAAACCTAATTCTTTTTCTAACTCATCTAATTCATTCAAATTATTTAAATTATTGTTTATAATATAATTTTCTTGTTTGTTTCCTACTCTTACTTTTTCTCTACATTTTATACATCTTGAAAAAGTATCACTTTTATTCATTTGAGAATAACAACCTCTAATATAATTGGCACATACCTTTTTTCCAATTAATTCTGTTTCTTCTTTAAAATAATCTTTTTGATGTTTTCCACAATAATCATTATCTGTTGATTTTTCAAAATTACACTCATTTTTTTTACAAAAGACTTTTTCATTTTTATGTTTAATTCTACATATACTTCCTCGTTCCTTACATTTTTCACATTGTTTAGAATCCGGTAAATAATGCATTTTTTTACAACCAGAACATATAGTTAATTCATCTAACATTTTTTCAGAATAATCATTCATATATTGATGTAATTTGCAAAATTTACTTGTATCTAATTGATTATTTCTACAATTGTCATTATTTCTATCTTTTGCTAAACACTTTGTTGTCATTTTATATAATATATATATAAATTATAATAATATTATGTATTTAATTCAATTTTTTAAACATTATAACCCTAAATATTATCATAATACATCATAAAATATTAAAAAAAATCTGATAAAATATGTAAAATATATATCAAATGCTAATTT